CGCAAATACCAATCCTCTATATTTGTAGTATGCAGTTCGATTTAATAACATACATGTCAAACATGACCGGTTATACATTTGAACGCGGTCAGCTAGAAAACATCGCGATGAATCGCGGTGTGTCTAACGTGAAGTCTTTTTCAGACCTTACTGTTCGCGACCGCAATCTTTTGTTAGCCGACATGCTTTTTGTTATCATAACCTCGCCTTCGTCAACGGCTTCCGTTTCTAAGCAACATGGTGATTATTCGACCACTGTAGGTTCGGTTAGAATCGAAAATCAAGACGCATTGCGCAAGTTAATGACTGCTCTTTATAGTAATCCTGATAAGGAACTCAATGATATACTGACCTCTTATCAAGGCGGTGTGTTTTGGGTTCATGAAATTGATTGATATGCCACTCGCAGATAACAAGCTAGATATAGTTGAATACCCCTACTACGGTAGATTCTACGAAATTGGAGTAGATGAATCAAGGCCGTTAAACGAGCAAGTAGCAATAGAAACACTTGTTTTTGAGACGGTTTGTGACATTCAACGTACTGCTAAGTTGCACAATGGCAATCTACTCGGTGCTAATTACACCGTTTACTTCCCTTTGGAAGAGAATCCTCTAGCTACCGGAACTATAGACCGCTATAAGCCGATTAAGATTCGTCGCGGTCAAACCTTTAGAGGTGAGTTCTATGGCTATACCGTAGAGGGTCAGGTGGAAATAATCAGACCTTCCCAACTAGGCGGTTGTTCGTGTGATATCAAGATTGTTTCTGAAACAGACCCAACCGATTAGCTATGCCGGAGAGTAATTTTAGACGAGCTTCTAAGCGTACCGTAGCTTCGGCAATTTTGACTGCCGGAGTAAACACTCTAAAGAGTGCTTTAAAACAAAAGAGCTACGTAACGCACTCAGTCAATACTGACGACGCTTATGCTTGCGCAGTTTATTACGGCAATTCGCTTGCCTATGGTGTAGATGGTGATATTTGCATTGGATATGCAAATACTGATGAGGAAGATTACGATATCTATTTCACTCGCTCAGAGGAGTGGGTTGACCGTCTAAATACTCGCGATTCTGAGATAACCGGATTCTTCGCTGACCAAGAGAAAGCCAAAAAGAAAGCTTTCCGAGCAGCTAAAGGTCGCGGTAAAATGCCACCTTCGGCACAAATGTCTCACGAAGAATTTTACAAACATGGCCCCAACGGATACGGTCGAGATTGGGCTTACGAATACGCAGTCAAAAAAGCTAATTCATTTCCAAATGATAAGCAATTTAGATTGGTGGTATTCAATGCAGCCCCTTATTCTTCGGTGCTTGAAGATGGTACGGTAACTAAGAAACGATACAAAGTAATGACTTGTATGCTTAATGAGCTTTTACATGAGGTCGATTCAGTAGTATCGTTTATAAATGAAAATTCGTCAATACATGCCCGTCGTGCCGGCGGTGTATCAATAAATAAATCTTGGTAATGAATGATGCAGCATACATATCAAACATTGAAAGCTACCTTGCTGAAAAACTAAAGGTAGTATCTAGTAACGTATATGCCGGACACCTACCTAGCACATTGCCCGTTTCAAAAACAGACTTTGTGGTGATTGATTGTTCCTCGGCTATATATGATTATGATGCATGCCATAAGGGCGTAATAGCGATTTATCTTTACGCTATGCCAACCGCTAAGATAAAGAACACCGCTAAGATTTGCGAGCTAGAGAAAAAATTCTACGAGGAATTTCTTCCTAACTGCGACAACGAGCATTACAAACTAGTAGAGCTATATTCAACTAATGATTATGATTCTACTTATGGCATGGACTTCCACTATTCGGCTATCAACTTGATTGTTTTATAATATATTATTCGACAAAATGGCAACACTAGTAACTAAAGCAAAAGAAATCCTTATCGGTGTTTGGGACGGTGATACCGCTCCTACTTCTGCTACGTCACTGACTAAAGTCATTGCAGATACTCTTTCTGTAACACAAGACGATGCAGACTCACAAGAGTTTGAGTTTGAAACCACCGACACCAAAGAGGTATTCTACACTGCCGGCTCTTATCAAGTAGAGCTAAACAACGCAGAAATCAGCCAAGAATATATGACAACTATTATGGGTTGGGAATCAGTAACCTCTCCCGTAAAAGGTGTTGTATCTCCTGAAACTTACGCAACTCGTTATGTTGCATTGCAAGTTAAATTCGCTGACGACTTCTACCTCTATCTACCCAAAATTTCAATCGCACCTAAATTGGTATTTGAGTCAATCAAAACCAATTTGGCTTACGGTACTCTTACCGGTACTGCTTCTAACTCAGAGGTGGGCGGTAAGACAACCTCTATCGGTGTGTTTGAAAAGCCTATGCTGACAACTACGGGCGGTGTAGTAACTAAATAGAAAGGTGGTGTAACAATCTAATTGGGCGGTGGCTTTGTTCGATGTGCCGCCGCCCTTTTATTATTACTATAAAGATATGAAAAAGGAAAATATTGACGCTCAATTACGACTTGCCGAGGTGATGAACGACACACCTCGCCAAATAAAACTCGGAGACCGGACTTTCTCCATCAGAGCATTAAGACCGGGGATTCAAATGCTTATTGCTCATGAAGCTGCTAAAATTGCCAAAGCCGAGCAATCATTCTCCGACATAATTAAACAATTCTCAGAAAACATTCCTTCGGTAATACGGGTGCTTACGCTAGCTATTCTTAACGAGCGAGAACACACTTCCGAAGCGAGTCCAATATACAAATCCACTTATGAGTTTATTGAGTGGGAAACTAATCCTAATCAATGGCTCTCGGTGTTAGTCGAGGTGCTTCAAATGCTTGACTTGAATTTTTTTTTTCAGAGTACAACGCAGATAGATTTGTTCCGACAGATTACCCTGATGAACAAAAAGAAGAACGAAGTATCCTCATCGAAGCAAACACCGAAATAGGTGCGATGTGTGACTTTCTCAAAGCATTTCCGTTTATCTCGCGAGACGAGTATCTTTGGGAATACACCGTACCGCAAATCCGTATAATGAGTGCTGATGCATCACACACATTATACCTCACAGAAAAACAAGCCGCAGACTATAACCATTGGAAACTTGTTCACGATGGAAATGTTTACGACGACCCACGACAATTTATGAACGATTTAGGTTTACCGATTTTTAAATAAGAATCATGGCAGTTGATTTAACGATTAAAATAGATACCGACCTTGACAAAAAAATTGCCGAGGTCGAAGGCAAAATAAAAAGTTTTCAACAAGAAGTAAAAGCCCAAGCAGACCTTATAAAAAGTCATTTTACGAATGGCTGGGAAGGGCTTGATACAATAGTTTTAAAGATAAATACTCTCAAAGATGCATTTGCCGGAATCAGCACTCCGACAAATTTTGTCAATGCATTGAAGGAAATAAATGCGTCAACCGCCAGTGGCGGCGAAGGAATTGAAAAATTAGCCCAAGTACTAGCTACCTTGCAACAATCGCTACAACAAAACATAGTTGCTGGAGCAAATCAAGCCGCAAATAGTTTAGATACAACCGCAGCAGCAGCCAATAATACCGCAGCAGCAATATCTAATGTTGTGCAACAAGCTGCTCAATTATCACAAAAAAATCAACCGATACTCGGCACTAGTTCACTAGCACTCGGCGCTAATGACGCTAATAATGCCGTAGTAAATGGTCAAATCGCACAAACAATAGCACAGCTTGACGAGTGGAAAAAACAAATAGCGGATTTGCGTGTTAAATATGCTCAGCTAAAAGCCGAGGAGGTTCAATCTATGGGTAATGCACAAGCTATTGCACGTAAGAATGTCGCGTCAACTGCTGAGGAAATTGCTGCCTTACAGAAAAAAATAGAATATATCGAGTTATCGGCGGAAAAACAAGCAAAAGCAGCAGCCAAGAACAATCAGCTAACATCTTTAATTAAGGATACCACGCCACTGCAAGTGCAGTTAGATAGGATTAACTCTGAAATGGCTAGTCTTACAGAGAGGACTGAGCGATGGAGAAATATTGCGGCGGCAGCAAGAGGAGAGTTTGCTGGGATAAAAATGTCTATGAACTTTAATGCGGCAACCGAAGAAATAGATGGTCTACTTGTAAAGCTAACGGCATTAAAGAATAAATTTAGTCAAGTACAAGGCACTAAAGAAAAAGATAGGCTTCTTGAGCAGATTAAACCACTACAAGCAAGATATGATGAATTATCGGTGGCGGTTGACCGATTTGTCTCTGCTGAAAATAAGGCATATCACGCAACTAATCTCGCAACAAATGCTATCTCTGGTTATGATGCGAGACTTGAAGGGCTTCGCGCTCAATATGTCTCAATAATCACGCAGATGAACCGAATGGTGGATGCAAACACTCGCATTAACTCCGCAATTTCTAAAGGCTATAATCTTGACTCTATTACAAGGGAGTATGCCAACCTTGCTCAGCAAGCAGATAGGTTTTATGCCCAAATGGAAACATATAGAGCTAAGTATGGTGCTGCTCCAGCCGTCGGTGACACATCTTCTATCGCACAAGCCTATAGAGAGATAGAATCTCAGTACTATCAGGTACAAGCAAGAATGAACGAAATCGCTCAAATAAATTCAGATATCCGTACACAATATGATACGCAAAAAAATATCGAAGCATTTCAACGAGAAATGGCTGAATATCAAAAGCTGCAACAACAAAAAAAAGACGCTCAACAGAAAGTTGTATCAGCTAACGATGCGTTAACTAACGCGGCAAGCGCTAAGTCTTATAACGACCGTTCAAAAGCTATTAAAGATTGCAATGACGCTCTGCAAAGAATCGACGAAACAGAATCGTCGAATAAAACAATGGCTAACAGTCTACGTAAGGCTATTCAAGACTTAACTAAGGCACAAGAAGAATATAAAACGGCGTTAAAAGGAAAGGTCGCACCTGATTTTGACTCCGCTAAGACAAATGCGACTATCGCATTACAAAAAAGGAATCTAGACGACTTAAAACGAGCCTATAAAGACCTTGAGACCGTAATGGGCGGCATGAAATTTGGGTCAGAGAGATGGAATGAATTAAATGACCTAATGAAAAAAACTCGCTCTGCAATAGATGAGATTAAGAGTAAGATGGGCGAGATGAATAAGCAGCAATCTCAAGTGATGGATATTTCAGGGCAGTTACAACGTCAACTTGCAATGGTCTTTTCCGTATCAGCAATTTCCGGCTATATCGAAAAACTTGTTCAAGTACGTGCACAGTTCGAATTACAACGTATCGCTCTCGGTGCTATTATTCAATCCGTAGATAAGGCCAATGATATATTTAAACAAGTGCAAAACATGGCTCTTGAGTCTCCTTTCTCTATTATGCAATTAGAGAAGGCTACTAAACAAATTGCTGCGTTTGGCGTGGAAGCAGATAAATTGCAACCTTCAATTAAAATGCTTGCCGATATATCCGCTGGTTTAGGAGTAGATATCGACCGCCTTATTTTGGTTTATGGTCATATTAAAGCTAATAACGCACTTCAACAATTACATGTGCGCCAATTTACAAATGCCGGCTTTAATATAGCGCAGAACCTTGCTGATTACTATACTGAAATGGAAGGTAAACTCGTATCCGTAGCCGACGTAACTGACCGTATTCATAAAAAAATGGTATCTTTTGCCGACGTGGAAGCAGTTTTAAAAAGGGTTACTTCTGCCGGTGGTATGTTCTATGATATGCAGAAAAAGCAGTCGGACTCTCTTTGGGGTCAAATGCAGCGCATTAAAGACCAAATGGACTTAATGCTAAACGAGGTCGGTCAATCAAATCAAAGTACAATCAGTGCAGCATTAACCACTGTTCGTTCATTGATTAAGCAATGGCGCGAGTTTGCTAGCGTCATAAAAGGGATTGTTTACATCTTGTCCGCATGGGCTATTAAGAAATTCTTTCTCGGTGGGTTAGCAGCGATAGGTACTAAGTTGATTGCTACATTTACTACCTTACGGCACAATATTGCGTTATTAAATATCGCCTTAAAAAATGGCGCTACTCTTTCTCAGATTTTTGGTGCAAGCATGAAATCGGCAATGGTTAGTACCGGAATTGGGACATTAGTAGTGGCATTGGGAGTTTTAGTGGGATGGCTGATGAAAGCTGATGGAGCTGCTGAACAGCTTAAAGAGGAACTTAGCAGAATCGGCGCGTCTCAAAAAGAAGAGATGTCTAAAAAAACGTCAGGATATCTTGAACTCGTTAACAAAATCAAAGATACAACTATAGCTTATTCGGAGCGAGAGCAAGCGCTCCAAGACCTCTCTCGCATTTACGGAGACATCTTGCCACAGTATATGCTTGAAGGCGAGTATATTGAGAATAATACTAACGGCTATAAAGAAGCGACGAAAGCGATACAGAATTTCTATGCAGCGCAAGAGTTTAATAAAAAACTAGAAGCAATAATGAACTCGGATGAATATCAGGAAGCTGCCGACCAATTAAAAGAAGTTGGTGAAAGAATGATTTCTGAGGGTATGTTTAGCAAGGCTGTAACAAAAGAGTCAGTAAATGCTTTTGTTTCTCAATTAACGAAAGAATTGGCTTCGGGCAAAATTGAGAATACAGCCGAGTCAATTGGGAAACGTTTTAGCGATTATTTCGGTAAAAATGTAGACTTATCTAGATTACCCCAGTACTTTGACCAATCGTTAGGCAAAGCAGATTTTGCTGACGTAACTGATAAAATCCAAAAACTTATAGACGCTAAAGGTAATCTTACTCTTGAAACGCTCGCCGGAACGAAAGCAGAGGAAACGTATAACAACGTGCTTAAAGGCGCTCCAATGGATTACTTGAAAAATCAGTCGCAAAAAGCCGAGTTGGAACTAGAAAAATTAAAGACTCGATTAGAATCTTTGAAAATTCAGTATGCATCTACTCCAAACGAAGCAGCACAAAATGCTATTCAACAAACCAAAGAACAAATTGCTGAGCTAGAGCAGATTATTAGCAATGACTACGGTAAAGCAATAGCAGAACGTACCGCAGAGGACATTAAAACAGAGTTCGAAGCGACATATCAGCCGATGGAAGATACTATCAAGAAATATGCTGACTTAAAAACAAAAAAAGAGAATCTAGAGCGTACATCTTCGGGTACTAAAGAAGAAAGGGAGCGTATTGAAGAATTATCTGTGGAGATGGAGAAGGCCAAAAAGAGTGCCGAGGATTTGGCAGCCAAGAATAAATTTACTTTAGCTCCAGCATTGTTTGATACTGCTGATAATGCTTTTGAACTACAGAAGAATTTAAATGAAACAAAGAAAATCTCATTTAAGACATTCGCCGTTAATGCCGTTAACCACCTAGCTAGCGTGTCTAAAGGTATCTTAGACATGATTGGTGATGTGAATTGGTTAAAATCCTCTCTCAACTCTCTATATAAAGCATTAACCGGTGCTGATTTATTTAGTGATGTAATTACTAAATCCACTAAGGCTAACGATAAAAACACAAATGAGATAGAAGCTCAAAATAAAGCTTTAGACGAACAGCAATCACTATATAAAACTGCCGCTAAAAAATATGGTGTTAGCGAAGCGGCTTTGTCTAAATATAAGGACAAAGATGCAAAAGCGATGAGAGACCAAGCTAATGAGTTTGAAAGTACATATAATTATTATCAAAAGTTGGATGATGCGCAAAAAAAATATTTCCTATCTAAACATCAGACAACTGAGAATGAAATTATAGAAAATAATAAACTTGTCAAATCAATGAACTACATTGCTGACGCAATGGATGTTAATGAAAAGTCTCTAAAAAGCCACAACAAAAAAAGTTCAGGCAAAGACGAAATTCTTGAAACATGGAAGAACAGGGTCAAATACATCGAGGATTTCTACAAACAGTATAGTAATATCAAGAAAGATTTTAGTACTACAAATGAGTTGACAACTCAAATGCTAGATTCTTTCACTGAATTATTTCACTTGAAAGGTGCTGACAAAAACTCCCTTGAAAGCATAGGTTTTAATATTAGCAACCTTTTGGGTGGAGATATGGGTTCTAAGGGCTTAAAATCAGCATTTGAACAGCTCAAAGCTCAAATTCCGGCTAAATATAAAGACCTTATAGATGAAGTTCAGAAGAAGATATCTGACACCTCAGTGACGATTGGAGTCGAAACCGAAAAAACTGATTTGGAAGATTTCACTAAAGCCGTTGATGAACTTTTCGACAACTATGAACTTTCAAAAACTTTCAAGGAACTAGGGCTGAATATTGACCTTACGTATATGGTTGGTGGTAAGCCTACCACACTTGATGATGTGCGCACCAAACTAGAGGATTTGAAAGCTGAGTTTATTGGCGCTAATGGTGAGATTAATGTTGATTTTAACGCCTATAAAAAGTACAAAGAGTACTTAAAGAAGATTACCGATATGGAGCAAAAAGAGCTTCAAACTCGTATCAAAAATTACTCTAAGTACCTCACGAATACTTATGGTGAGCAAGCTAAGTATATGCTTGACATGTACTCTGAAATAAACAAGCTCAGAGACGATTTTAATCAATCTCAGGCAAAAGACCCTGCTAACGCTGCCACTTATGCTCGCCAAGCTGCCGACGCAATCGCAAATATGCATGAGGAGATGAAAAAGAAAATGGCTGAGTACGATTTTAAATCGCTTATGGAATCAACGCTATTTACCGACGTATTCCAAGATTTGAGCGTACTAAGTAATCAAGCTATTGATATGATGATTGATAAGCTTGACGAGGTTCGTAGCCGAACAAAAGATTTATCACTCAGCCAAGTTCGTCAGCTCTCTCAGTATTACGAAAAACTCCAAACTGCAAAGATTAATAATAGCACTTTCAAAGAGCCACTTAAAGCAATCAAGGAAGCGTACAAATTAACCAAGAAAGGTTGGAGTTCTAAGAAAGCAAGTAATTATCTTGCCGTTAGTGAAGCTGAGCTGGATAGGCTGAAAAAACTAAAAGAAGATATTCTTTTTGTTCAAGGCAGAAAAGACGGTTCAATTAAGATTGACCAAAACGACCTTCAATTAACCGAGCAGCAAAGTAATCTCTATAATCAAAGTGCTGAACAATTAAAAGGCATGCTCGACTTTACCAATCAGCAAATTGATAGTCAATCAGAGGTCGTTGAAGGCGCTAACCACATGGTTAAAGTCTACAGCAATGCTCAAACCGCTATCGAAAAACTTTCTAATGACTTAAAGAAAGCTGGAGAAACCGCCGTAGCCGGCATTGATGCGACGGTAGCCGGATTAGAAATGCTCAGTGTTAATATCTCTGACGCTGACCAAGTTTGGATTGATTGGATTGAAAATTCTATCGAAGGATGCATCAATCTTGCTGCCGAAATGGTTGCTTTAGGGGTAAAGGTTAACACTACAGCCGGAATACTAGGCATTATAGCTACTGCTTTGACTGTAGTAGGCGGATTGTTTAAATCAATTCTGAACTCGCATGATAACCGTAAGCAAGAGGAAATTGAACAGCTTCAAGGGAAGGTTGAGGACTTGCAACGCGCTTACGATAAGCTAAGCGATTCAATTGATAAAGCTTTTGCTATAGACCAATATCAGTACGGTTACGACCAAATGATTGCTAATGCGGAGAATCAAATCAACTACTATCAAGAAATGATAGATTTGGAATCCGAGAAGAAAAAGGCCGACTCTGATAAGATTAAGGAGTACAAACAAGCGATTGAGGACTTGCAAGATGATTTGGCAGAACTCAAAGAGCAACGTATTACTGACCTCGGTGGGTTTGGCGAGAGCAATTATCGTAGCGTAGCCGAGGATTTCGTATCGGCATGGCTAGACGCTTACAAAGAAACTGGCGATGGTTTAGACGACCTCAACGATAAATGGCAAGAGTACATGGAGAATTTATTTCTCAAACAAGCTGCCATGAAGAAAGCCGGCACACTCTATCAAAAAGCAATGGAGATTATTGACAATGCTATTGATAGCGGTAAGTCAGGCTTTGAATTAGAGAACGCCATTGAAATGGCTAAGAGCGCTGCGAGTGGAGCAAGCGAAGAATTGAACGAATATCTTAAAGCCCTAGCCGCAGTGTTTGGCATTGGTCAAGAGGGCGAGAGCAATCTTTCCGACTTACAGCAAGGTATTTCTAACATCACAGAAGCGCAAGCAGCGGCAATTGAAGCTTACTTAAATTCAATCAGGTTCTATGTGGCTTCGCAAGACGCTAAATTAAGCGATTTAATAACCGCTATTCGCGAGCAATATTCTTCGGCGAGCAATCCTTTACTTTCAGTCGTAAAAGAGATTAGAGACGCTTTAAATAGCTTCGCCGGACAATTCTCTAAGGCCTTCGTTAAATCGGGGTCTAGTTATAGATTACAAGTCGTGTAATAATGATAGTTTCAATGTTTTTCTAAAAAAAGGAGCTACCTTAATTGGTAGCTCCTTTTGCTATATAAAGGAACTGCTCGTATTCAAGTCGAAATAATCGCTCGTAAGTTAATCGGTGTCGAGTATCTTCGATAGCTCGCCTTACAGTGCGAGGATTTCTATTGAACACTTTGGATAGGATTCTGTATGATATGTGAAGTTGGTCATGTAGGTAACAAAGAATTTTTTTACGTAGGTCAGACACATCGCCCTTCTTTGATTTAGAGCATACCATTTCTTCGGAAATACCGAAGTATTCGCAACATACGCATACTATTTTTGCTATATCTTGTATCATTTTTTATTACGTGAGCGTATGATTATAAATATCACTAGAGCAACAAATACCACCAGCAGAACTCCTAGAGCAATTCCACCTACCTCTAGTTTTAGCGTCTGCCAACGCGAGAGTTTTTTCTCTACCGGATATGGTACTTGTATGCTGTCTAGTTTTTCCATGTAGATTGTATCAGAAAGCAGCTTTGTCTTATATAGATATTTGTATTTGTAATAAAAAACCGTATCGGCCTTGTGCTCTACATACACACTATCTTGTTGATAAATTGTGTCAACTGATACGTGATTAATGTAGATTGAGTCGTTACGGACTTTTTCTACAGTAACGTAATTAGTGCGGCCACTGCCACATCCGGCAGTGACAACACTAACCACGAAAAAGAAAACTACAACTAACCTATAAAAAACATTTACATGCCGTTTATTCATCTTCGTATTGAGGTAGATTCTCTGCTTCTTCAACCATTCTGTCAATTACCTCTTGCTCACGTTCAGCTTCGATATTAGCTTTTATGTCAGCTTCGGTTTCTTCGCTCGGCTCTACATCTTTATGTTCTTCGGCATAAGCGTTGAATACAGAAAGTATGTGGGTAGCGATTTCAAAGAGTTGTGTTTGACCGATTGCGCCAAACAAGGGAGCTTGCATAAGATAAAGAACTGCCGAAGTATGTGCTTCGCGCACTTTCTTTTCTTCCTCATCATCGGTGGGTGTCTCCTTCCAATCAAAGAGCCACTGAATCATTTGACAAACTGCGTTCATTCGCCAAGATATTAGAGTTTGTAGACCGCCTTTAGCTGTAAAAAGAAAACCTTGTGCGGTGCGCTGAATTTTAGTCGAACCAAAATCTATTTCATCGGTTACAGTCGTTGAGGGCACACATATTTCGACGGCTTGTACGTCAGCTTGTTTTTGAAGGTCAACAAGTCGACTAGTGAGTTTTTTAGCAAACTTAGCGTCTTTACTGTTTGCTTGAATTTGGTTTACGACCTCTTTTATTTTGTCGGATATTGTCTCCGTCTTTTTCTTTGCCATTTTGATTTAGTATTTTTCTGTATTTAACATCTTCATCTTTTAGTAACTTAGCTAGCTTGATAGCACTATCCATAATCATTTTTTTGACTCTAGCTCTGTCGGCATGGATTTGGTATTCTGTTTTGCCCGTATCGTCTAGAAGTAAGCTAACGTCTATGTTTTCGTTTTTAATCAAGTAGTTTATAATATCTGAGTCTTTATAGAACTTTGGTAGATATCTTGATTCAAAAAATTCATAGGGATAGATTTCAGCTATTTCGAGTATTGCAGCCGGTCTGCCAAAATCTTTTTTTAGGTAAATATCGGGGCCACCGTCTGAGTCTGCTAGTGCGTAGTTGGTAATGCCGTTGATTTTCTTTACTAGCACGATTGCTTTAAGCCAAATAATTTTTTTGTCTTTGGTTAGCAATTCAGGCATAGCAGTTAATCCGGCTTCTTCAATTGCTTTTTGTTTTGATATATCTAATTCTGTGAGTGCCATAAATTTTTAGGGTTCTACTACTTCATATCCAATTATTCTGAGAGCTTGCGCAACCTCTTTCGGTTCGGCAAGTACCTCGACTTTTTCTTCTGTTTCGACGCTCTCGCCCACTATGTGTACTTTAATTTCTCCATCGCGGTCATATGTAGTTCCAATTTTGCTAGCGAGATAACCGTTTGCTTCAATGACCATGTATCCGTATTGAACTAGCGTTTCAATCAGCGAGCCTATGGTAACTACCACTTCATCGCCTTCGTCATTTGTAAATACAACTGTCTGTTCTAGTGGGTCTGAATACTCATCTTCAAACCAACTGTAAAAGTCTGCAAATGTATGCAAACCGCCGGTGTCTGTCAGGGCGATTTCGTCTACGTTTCCAATGAAGCCGCGACCTAATAGGTAGTAACGTATTCGCTCTTGCGTTCCTTTTGAATAGCCAACATCGTCAAGATGTTTTTGCACGTCTAAAACTGTTAGTTCCATATCATTTTGATGTAATAGGGTTAGTATCGTAAGGTTTGCCAGCTAGGTTTGTGAAGGTGTAAGTGACTTGCCGCCATTGTTGTTTACCATAAAGTCTTTCCTCGCCCTTAGAGGGTTGCTTTTGCATAAGCAAGAGAAAGTACTTTTTACGGAAGGTGTCGTACCACACCATTTTTCTACCGAACACAAAGTTTTGAAATGCCATTTCATTGTCGGTGACTACACCGTCTTTAGTTGCGAGCCAAAGAAGGGTAAGTTTACACTCAGTTGATGCGTGAACTAGCTCGTCAGGCGAAGGAGTGTAAACGCGCAATTGTTCGCCTTCTTTATATTCCTCTGTATAGACGTTGTTAGCGTCGCCCTTCTCCATTAGTCCGGTAAAGGATTGGTATCGGCAATCAAATGTATCTTCAATATCTACCATTCCTGAATAGATATCTGAATCGAATGTTTCGACCGGTGTAAGGTAAAAAGCGTAGTCTGCCATGTTAGTAGTTTACTTCTTTAACGATAGTGCCATTGAACTCATCTCGGTTAACGATTTGTGAATTATATAGATAAACTATGCTTCGGCCTTCACCCGTTATGCTGACTTTTGAGTTTACGATATGCATCTCAGAGAGCCTATCGGAATGAATTTCTCCATTACATTCAATCACGCAGCTAACGGTTGTCTTTATGTCTATATTGTCATTCTGACAATAAATAGCCGAGGTGTAGCCTTTGCCATGATAAACGTAACGAGCATTTAAAAAATTGGCATAATTTCTCGCGATGTAGTTCGGGGTTAAGCCCCAACCTTGTGCAATACTATCGCAGAGCCAACTGACTCCGTTAGCGTCAAGGGCTATATCCATGACTTGCTTCTTTGACATTGCTGAGTCTATCTTTTGTGAATATTCCTTGCAAAGTCCAAGTTCTTTAGCCTTAGTGATGAATTTATCAAAATCGTTATCCATACCGCAAATATACAATGATTTATTTTGATTTCCAAATAATTACAAATAAAAAAAGAGTACTATGCTCACGCACCGTACTTCTTTTCTGTAAAACAATTAATCTAATCTTTTGGATTAATCTTCTTCTTACCTTAATCGAAAAATATCAGTTTAACACAAATTACGTTTTTCGCAAAACTTTTTTTTAACCTAAAACACATTATAATAAACCAATAATTAACCATTCAATAAAAAATAAACCATATATGAACTCAAATCAAAGCTAAGAAATCTATACTCTATTTGTAAATATCTTCTGTTTGTGATTCGCCGGAAACCTCGCCACCGTCCATGATAGTTCGATAGTCGCATTTCTCCTGATAGCTATTACAATAGACTCCGGAGAGAATTTTGTCAAGGTTCTCGGCTTTCTTGATTATCCAATCAACTGACGCTCGCCAATTGCGATTGCTAGCGCTTCGACCGTTTAGAAAGTCAGAAATAGAAACTATCTTAAAAGCCTTTATAAGCGTTTCTACGCTTACTCCGTTTTCACTTAGACAAGTTCTTAACTGCTTCTTTCTTTTCGGTGTAAATCGGCTCATTTGCGGCAAATTCGGGTTAATCGTATTCCACTGCTCTTGAATGTAATCGTAATCGTAATTTTGTCGCGGAGTTGATTTTGTGGTGATATCCTTCTTTTGACCGTCTAGAGCATAATCGTCTTTATACAGTAGTGCGAGTGTGCGGACTTCTCCATCTTCGTCGGTGGTGAGTGTCAAGGCCCCGTGACGATATAAAGAGTTGAGTACGGCTTTCGCATCTGTGACACTGACATTGATTAATCCGGATAGCGTCTTTGGCGACATTCTCACTCCGTCAGGGTCTTGGGTTATTGCGTCAATCTCTATCAACGCAGCTTTCTCTAAGAAGGTTAAATCGGTATTTTCCCAAAGGGATATCGGAATTGTGATGAATTTAGATATTCGTTTCATTTGTTTAGTTTTTTCATAGGAAAGCGTAATGTGATATTTTTAAGATTATACGATCATAGGCATTAATATGATTGATTTGAACGGTTGGGTATCGTCCACAATCAGCATGGGCCTTGACGGGTCGGAGAAAGTCAATTTCAATTTCTCACCGGTGCATGCATTAAGCACGTCGCGAAGAAAATCTTTCGAAAAAGCGATATTGATTGATTCATTCGACGTAGCCAATACTGACTCGCTCGCCTTTTTGCCGCGTTCCAAATCATCAATGCTAATAAGCATATCAATTAGTGAAATTGAGAATTTAATGATTGGTGTATTGTCCGAAGCTAGTGGGGCTAATCGTTTTACTGCTTCCATAAGTTCTGACTTTGAAACCTCGGTGCAAATCGTATTCTTTGTAGGTATGATGCGTTTGCAGTCAGGGAATGTGCCTTGAACTTTTTGAGCGAATATCATTGTATCGCCAATGTGGTATGATACCATTGTCTCGTAAATGCTGACAGTTGTTTGAACTGCTGATTTGGCAGCATTGCGAATAAACGGTGCGGTCGCAGCCGAGATAGTCCAATCAAAATCTTGCTGTGCTTCTGCGTATGGAATTTCATTGAGCACTAGTTTGCGAGTGTCGGTGGCAGCATAAGAGAATTTACCATCTTTGATGTATGCGTGAATATTACACATTATCGGTCGGAATCCGTCAGTAGCTACGAATTTCAATCCATCTTCGATTGCGTCAATGAGCATTGAAGAAGGTATAGTAGTGCTAATACATTCACTATTTAATTTAGGCTCTACAAAATCTGCCGAGTCTAGTACTGGAAAACTCGCCTTGCCTTTTTTGTGCTGAACCTGAAATTGATGTTCTGCGACGGTAATATTGACTACATCATCTTTCAGCGACTTTAAGTAATCAGATACGCTCTTACAGTCAATAAGAAATTCGGTATCTTCGTCTATTGATTCAGCAACTAAATACTTTCGCACTGTGTTTTCTGTGTCCGATGTCTGTAGACGGATACGATTGCCTTTAGTCACGAATTTGGCATTGTTATATATAGCCGGAAGTGCCTTGTTTTTGCCGGCTAGCGCACCTAGTTCTACGAGTGCGTCGGATAGATTTTTTCGGTTAATTTGTATATTCATTTTAGAGCTTTTCTATTATTGCATCTTGCGATACGTTGTATGTTGTGTACTGTGTGGCGACTATGTAAAATGGCTCGCCCATCACTTCTTTAAGGTAAATAATTTTGCCGACTAATGTTTCTTTATTGTGAGTAAAGTAAACTACGTCGTGCTCTTTATATTTCATCGTCTAGTTTTTCAATTTTTAGGGTGTAGCCAACGGCTTTAAGCAAGCCTTGTGCAGTTTTTATTGTTGGGTTTGAGTTGCGACCATGTACGATGTTTTGCACATGGTATCGCGAAATTCCGGCTCTTTGGGCGAGCTGATTGTTTGAAACATGCAGCTCTTTAGCTTTCTCTTTCACAAAGTCTAATATGTTTATATCCATAAGCGTTTGTATTAATATTTCAGTTGTAAAGTTAGCAATTTAATTTGTAATTACAAAATAATTTCGTTACAAATAAACAAAGAATCACATTTTTTTCTCATAGAGTAATATCGAGCGGTGTTAAAGTTCATTCCGGTCGATGTTTTAGCGTCTAGAAAGTTAAGTTCTTTGACGACTTGCTCTACCTTATCGCGTCCATATATCTTACCGTGATTCTTTTCGTAGTTAGATATGAACTTGAAGAAAAAGATATTATGCGAATTGGCTTTAGCTTTCTCAATGCGTTTCGCTCCGGATTCTTTTCCGGCTCTTTCTAGCTGCTCCACAGTCCACGTGTCTGAACCGAGGGCGGTAACGGTGCGACCTTTGTTTTTACCTTTTTGTGTGACGTGAGAGCCATGATTCGATATCTCTTGTTTGATTGAACCGAGCTTATTGCGGACACGACCCACTAGTAGTTTTTTTTCAATCTTAGCAAATAAAGCTAAGTTGGTCAGGAACATTTCGTGAACCGGTGAAATATCTGAGCAGTCAATCTCTAATCCTACGTCGCAGATTACGAGCTTGATTTTATTAGGAGCAAAGTAACGATTGATTACTTCGTATAACTCAGCTATGCCGGAACGGGTAATACGACTTACTTCTGAGACTACGATGGTGTCACCTTCGTTTAGTTCTTGGCAGAGGTCAAAGAGTTGACGTTCTTTGTACGAGCGACTACCACTGATTCCTCTATCGGTGTAGGTCTTATCTGACACTAAGCCGCGAGTGCGCAAGTAGTTGTCAATAGCGAATAATTGTTGTTGTTCGTCTTGTTTGTTCGTTGAAAAACGTAAATATTTATAAATCATGTTGTGGTGGTTTTATTGGGTTGAACTTATATTGTTATAACAAACTCACATGGAATTTTGTTCATTGGAGTTCCTTAGAAAGTGGGTCACTGTCTCAATGACCCACTCTGTCTTAACTTAAATAACAACTATAGAAAAATGAGCTTACAATTGCTTGCCGTGAGAGTCAAATATCTGTGTAGCTCTTTCAACTATGGTATCGCGAGTTGAATAATCTAACTCTGAATACCACCGGAAGATGTCGCCTGAGCGAAGATATTTGCCGTATATGTGATGTCCGAGTTCTTCACCAAAGAGTGTGATGCACTCTGATAGCGAGAATCGGTTGTACATGTAGTACATGAATGATGATACATGATTGATTTTCATTTTGTCAAAATTTTTAAATTATCCAATTTGTCTCCATTCGCCTACGTCACTGAGTTGGTATTCTTTCCCACTCCAATAGAAGCAGTCATTGACATTGTAGCGATAGCGACACATTGAGTTGTCGTACTGAAATTGATAAACGCACATACAGTAACGTTTAGTTGTTGACTCTAGTAGGAACTTTCCCGATTGAATATCTTCGCTGATTGTCTGAGCATAATTCAATGCTTTGTCTTTATCTGCGAACTCTCCTACCTCTGTGTAAGCGAATCTGCTTTTGCCTATTGATTCAGCTACACAAACTTGATAATATGAATCGTTCATAATCGTTTGAGTTAATGATTGGAATTTCAATTTTCTCTTTCTTTGGAAAGTTAACTTGTTAACTTTCTTTCTTTGCTGGAGTGAGAGTGCCTGCGGTAAATATTATATAATACCAATAGGGAACGAATAAAAATCAATTAAATTGAGCGTCCCAAAACACGTTAGCATGTTTAACTTCCAAAGATTTTGCAGATTTAACTGCGCAATGACTTACAACTTGGACGTGAGATTTTTGGCTTACTTTGCGCTGGCCAATTCTCAAATCATAGTCGTAAATTATATTACAGAATCTACGTTGTGTTTCGCTGCTGATAAGTTGATATTGATTAGATTCGCGCACATAGGAAATACCATTGTGTTGGATTAATCGTCTATCTTCTATTTTGCAGTATAGCTCTTCGCTGATAAGTGGTTGGTCATGACGGTTGTCGTAGACCGGACGTAACTTAGAGTGTTGAACTTTAATTACATCAGCTTTCTCCATTTTTGTCATGTGACGATTTGCCGAAGAAGCCGACTTGTAGCCCATGATAGCAGCAAGTCTTTTGTTAGATAAAGCATTAGCACGTTCACAACGTGTAGACAATGTGCCTGCGGATTGAAAATCATCGGTTCGTTGCTTCGCATTTATAGCGCAAAGGGCTAACTGCTCACGGATATATATGCTCATTTGAGCAATAGAATACTCTTGCGGTCGCTCAATCTTTATACAGTAAGCAGAATGTGATTTTCTGCGCTTGTTAACCGGATTATCCTTGACGGTTTGACCGGCTCTAAAAGCACGAGCGACTAAGAGGTTGGTTTTCTCTTTATAGTAGAATAAACCTTGACATTTCTTTGCATCTTCAATCAGGCGGACTGCCGAGCGATTAGAGCAATGGAATAAGGTTCTAACTAAGTACGCGGTTGGATGAAAAGCGCTATCGCCAAATTCAAATTTAATCAACACAGCAAACGCGAGTAGACGGATTGCACGATTATCGTGCCGCGCCTTCTCTGCGTAGAATTTCGGAAGATTAATATGCGATGAATTATTGGTAGGCATAGACTTGTTTAGTTTTTCAGCTTTCGCGTAAGAAAATAAAAAATCCAAACTCCAGCTTCTTTTTATAGTGGGCGAGAACAGAGTTTGGATTAGGTCGATATATTTTCGCACTCTAGCGATAAACTAAATCGGGTAAGTCGTAATGTCGTGACTCTTAACTGTTTCCGCCCTAAGAAGCTAGCTTTGAATCACTGCAAATGTAATATGTAAAAGTTAGAAAGTCAAGTCTTTGTAATCAAATTGTCTTATGTTTAAGTATATTTAACGATTTAGAATTTAATCCACCTCGTTTTCTTCTTCTTTTTCATTGAAGCAATGGAACTCACAGAGAGGGAAATGCTTCCTGAGTTCAGCCATAACTTCTTCGAGATTACCGTAAGGAGTAAGGGTAGTGAGTGATACGATATCTTGCGAGCCGCCACATTTTGTATCTTCGACGGAAACATTTGTAAGCTCAGCCCAACCATGACGGTTAGCAGTTTCGTAATTACAACCCATGTGATGGAGTGCGTTCGATAGACTTAGAGCTTCATCATCTTCGCCATTTGCTCTTTCGCGGTATGCTAAAAAGCTAGCGAGTTCGATAACTTTAAGGCTCATTCTATCACCGGTGCAGTCGATGTATTTTACTACGTTGTTTGCCATAATTCTGATAATTTAAGTGTTTATTGATTTTATTGAAGTTGATAAAAAAGCTATCGGATAGCCGAATTGAGCAAAGACTATCCGATAGAGAATGTTTCATTGGACTCTTATATCACGCCGCAAAGATAGTAACTATATTTGATATATGCAATAGTTATCCGTAGATAATTTCATTGAAGCATATAATTTGGAATAGCATATCCACATCTCCACCGTCAAACATGGTATCATCTTCGTCTAGGTCATTAAACAAATGCACAACTGCGGTACTCGCATCATCAATTACTCGTTGCGCATCTTCTGGTTGTGTTGTGCCGGTTTCAAATGCGCCCATAATGGCTGATTTAAGCCCATTCTGAACGTTTTCTTTATTGACATAGTAAGTTGTATCGCCAAAGCCATTCTTCTTGTGAGGAAGCGTTCCATACACATCATCATCTTCGTCTGTGCCGATGATAATCATATCTTTGTCATGTCCATAGAAGTAAAGATTGTTACTATTGTCTAGCAAGTCAGTCATATAGGCTACATCTTCTTCGCTTAGAGCGTCAATTCTTTTAACGTAATCGTTGATTTCTTCTTTAGTCATAATAGTAGTTTTTAAGTTAAACAATAGGTAGCGGTCAAACTGACCGCCATTTAAGGTTAATCAACTATATACCATGCCGGACAAATAAGGATATCGCCTTTAACTCCTTTGCGCCGAAGCTCCCTGAGTTTACGATTAGCACACTTGTATGATTTATATTTGCCGATGTATTTACGGTCGCCATTAAACAACCATACTTCATAAGGGATATCCATAATCAGGCTTGATAGTTTAGTTCGACGTAATCAATTAGCTGTTGAAGATAATTGTCGCTCATTTCGTAAAACAACCGCATTGTGCGGTGGTCAGGTGTTTCATTGCCACACCATTTACTAAAGAAGTGATTACCCATTACTTCGCCAAAAATCTCAATGGCTACGTCTTTGCTCCATCTGTTAGCCATGAACATAATAATTAGTCTAAAGTCTTTTGCTTTCATACTTTGAGTTTTAATTGGTTAAACGTTGGTAGTCGGCTATTGCCGACCTTGATTAAAGTTTTTCACCTTCCTTTAATCGGTGAATAGCTTGTTGTTTGTTTCTGCCCCAATAGCAAGACTCTAAATCACCGTCCGACCTTACTATTGCAGCCTCAACATAGACTCTTTTACCCGTTGAACCTTCGATGTGCTTTTTAGCTTCGCGATAGGTATCAAATTCTGCTTCGATAACAAATTTCCACGGGTTAAACGTACCTAACGGGTCGAAACATACTGCGTAAGTAAGTTGTATTTCTGTGCCGTTTATTTCCATGATTTGCATATTTAAAAATGATTTTCCATATCTTCTCTTTTCTGATATAGGCCGAAAGCCATACACCAACCGTAGGCGTACCAAGTAACACCTTTGGACTTCTCGTATTTCGTTGCTCGCACCCAAGCGTCTCTGAGTGTTTGTACTCCCGACCATGCACCGGCGTCAACCCAACCTTGTAACCATTTCATGTATGGGTCGCGTTTGTTACCATAAACAATGCCACTTTGTGTTTGAATCTTCATAATTTTAAGTTTTAAAAGTTAAACATTTGCCGACGTGTGCGATTTTTGCACACATCGTAAATTTAAGATTTGCTTCTTCTCTTACCGCCCATATAAATCGGGCAGAATCCGAGGTTAACTCTGCGTTTTACTTTAATACTAGAGGTTATCGCCCATACAAATAAATTGTCTTTGTCGGGGCCATTGTCTTTGTAAAACAAATTTCCGTACTTCTCGTACATCTCCGTTGGAGTAGCGATTATATAACCTTTGGTCAGGTTACGCGCAATATTGCGTAAGGCAAAGTTGCGTTTAGTGCGTAGTAAATAGTCTTTTACTGATGCGCTTTCAGATGTATTGTTTTTAGCAATCTTAATACATGCTGATAGGGGCCAATAGTGTGACATAATGTTAAATATTTAATTGGTTAAACGTGGGCGAGCGGTCTTATAACCGCCCTTGTTAATGCCACATCTCGTAGTGAGCGTAGCGGAGATTAGATAACTCTGAATAGCGCATTTCCTGAAATTGATAGGGTAGCTCTTGATAAACGACTTCAAGTTTTTCAATAAGGTCGGTGCAAGTGTCGCGTTGCTTATCGCGGCTCTGTCTCCAATATAATGCGCAATCAAGGTCGCCATCTTCAAGACAATTTGTTACATAGGAGTTAAGAAGTTCCCATTCTTCGATTTGCTCGGTGGTATGTTTATACGCAATATCAAAGGCCGTCAAAGCAATAACGGCTTCATGCTGGCGTTCTTCTGTCATATCTTGAATAGCAAGATATTCAGTTATAGTACAAGTTTTCATAATCAATTGGTTTTTAATGAATAGTAGGCGATATACATCGCCTTGAATTAGAGCCTACCGAAAATTCTTAAAAGTTCCTCGCATATAGCATAGTCATTGTAATATCTAAGCCAACCACCGGAATGTAACATTTCGCGACGTTCTTCTTTGTCTATTGCGTCAGCATGGTGTTGGTCTATATAAAACACCGTTGCGGTATTGTTCTCTTTATCGAACTCGATTTTAAATAGACCATGATTGCCTATAAAATCATCATCGTTGGTGAGATTTTTAAGTTCAGTGTAGACATCTTCTGCGCCATAAACGCATTGGATTGACTCTTGTTTTAATCCTTCCATGATTAATTAATTTAATTGGTTAAACGTAGCGGTCGGCTTAATTAAGAGCCAACCTCGTTAATCCGGATAATACCAATAAGCCTTGCCATTGTATTGCGCTACATATTTGATTTCGCCCATCATTGTTTCGTGTGGGTGAAAGTCGTATTCGCTACCCAGCTTAATCGCATTATCAATTATGCGGTGGTACATCTCTGAGCCTTTCTTAATTTCCATAATTTTATTGTTTTAATTGGTTTAGCTAAGTGAGCGGCATTGCCGCCCTAAATTACTCAATTCGTTTGCAGACATCAGTATTCCGGTCGTAACACCAAACCCAATCGGCTGAATACGTGTCGTATATCTGTAGCTCGTGACCTATATAGTACCTATCATCGTCCTCATCGTAAGATATGCGACCGCTAAAATTACCATCAGGAGTGTTAAACCAATAATCGCCATAATCGTTGCGTTCTCCTTCTTTCTCGAAAATGTAAAGTCTGTATTTTTTAATCACATCTTCGACATCTTTAAACTCATCTCCAATCTTAGCGAGGTCTGACTCTAGATTTTCAATAAATTCTTTGAGTCTTTCGATTTTAGCATATTCAAGTACTAAGCCATATTTAACTAGCGCCTTGCAGAATTGTTGTCGCAAATTATCAGCTTCTTCTTCAATCTCATCGCGGCAAATCGTTAAATAAGATGCGTAAGTTCTTACATTGTTCATACTTGTAAGCATGTTGCGAATTGCTTGTTCGTTATCCATAATAGTTTAAGTTTATTTAAGTTAGTAAATTGGAGTCGGGTGACCGCAGCCACCCAACCGTTAACCAATTAAAATTTGAGAATATACTCGCCGCGAATTTCTTCGTCACAGATTTTTTCAATCCACTCAACTGCTTCGCAATTATCTTCAGGCGAAGTAGCAATGAAATCTATGCAATATCCGCAGCTTATAGCTTTTACGAATAGTCGGTCAACCGCCATAACACTAGTGAATACTAATTCAAAATATACTGTGTCGTGTTCTCCGACTGCTTCGATTTTAAACATGTGGTGCATGTGGTGAGCTGAAATAAACTCATTCAAATGCTCTAGTTGTTCTGCTTTTATCATAATGACTAGTTTTATTTGGTAAAAATTAGAAAGTGACGATTTTCACAAACAGTCACTTGATAAAACTTAAACATATTAAATTAATCAGTATTTTTTATACTATTATGTTGTGAGCGGTTTGCACCGCCCTTATTTCTACGCAAAGGTAGTAATTTATTTTCACATGTGCAAATTTATTTTACTTTCTCGGCTTGCACATTTCTTCTAGCACCGAGGACAAAAACACGAGAAATACAAGTACTCCAATCATAAGGCTACAAATTTTTAGATGGTTTGATTTATTCTGATATAAACGGGGATAATGTATGTTTGAGGATTTACCCTAAACTCTCCATAATCACGATTTATTCTATCAGTCCAATCTTCAATTGAGTAAACTTTAGCGGCTGCATTATTTCTAGGATTAACTCCGTTTATCGTCTGTTCTAATAGCGACTCAGCTATCTTGGTAGTATCGTAGTTTCGACTCGATATACTTTTTATTAAGCTGCCACTAACACTATAATCCGTGTAAACAACCGCCAACATTAACTCATGTCCTTCGTGGTCTGAGTTCAGGAAATCTTCGTACAGAGTCGCTAACGCTGAGTATTGCTTGTTAGCGAACTTACCGTAGCACTCAATGAACTTTCTAGCGATTTTATCAGAGACGCGGTTGAAATCATAATCCGGATTGCAGTCGCAAATTCCGTCACCTTCGATATCAACTTGCCAACGGCAGCACTCTTTGAATTGCTTTGCACCGATTCTGTGAATGATTCCTGACTTGTCGACATCGTGGTCATTTTCAGTGTCGATGTATTGCCGAGTATTCGGGAACATAAGGTCATAGTAAACTTGTAGTAAGTGCACCTTAACCTCAGTTTGAAGGTCGGATTCCATTCTGTTTTGTAGTTTCTCGTAAGCTTTTTCGTAGTTCATAATAGAAGTTTTTTTTAAGTTAAACATTAATTGATTTGTAGTCGGGCTTTTGTCCGACCTTAGTTAAAATTCCCAACCCAGCTCCACTGCATAAGGTTCATACAGTCTTACGCTACCACCTTCAATCATCTCTTGGCAAAATTCGCCTACATTTTGTAAAAACCAATTTCCATCGTCAATATGTTGACGTTTCATCTCAGCCTTTACATCTTCGTAGGTTTTGAATACGAGATTGTCAGTGTAAAACGGTTCATCGTTTGTTCTTTCGATTCTTAAAATTGCGGTACTCATAATTAAGTCTATTTATTGGTTAAACATGGCAGACGGTGTATCACCGTCTTAATTATTCTCCGTTGGCTATTTCGCGTATCTCGCTTATATACGCTTCCTCATAAAATGAGGAGTTGCCGCGACCAAATACTTCAATACACTCGCAAAGAATTGTAGTTGGTTTATATCCGTTATTACTATCGAATAACTCTGTCATAACATCGAAGGCACATTTCCGGTCGTCGCTTATTACGAACTCTACATAACGGTCAATATAATCTTCATTTTTTAAGATGTAATCAAAATCGTCATCATTAATATTATTAAGATTAAACGTCTTAGCAAATTTGTCGTATAATTCTACGATTCTCTGCGCTTCGGATTGATTTATCTGTATCATAATAGAAAATTAATTGGTTAATATTGGTGAGCGGCAATAGCCGCCCTTTGTTAACTCCAAATGATAGTCGGTTTGAGTTTGTTCGCTTTGCGTCGAATTTCTCTGCGAACTCGCTCGTTCAGAGAGCCTTTAGCCATCCAATTTGCTCGCACCTCATAGAGTGCTACCATAAACGGATAAACGGCTAGATAATTATCAGGAGCGGATTCTAAATCAATATCTCCATTCTTAATCACTAACTCGGCATACCTTTGTAGTTCTTCCTCTGAGATAAGCAATGTCTTAGCATTCTCAATAAATTCATCTTTAGTCATAGTCAAACTGATTAATTGGTTAATAATGTAGTCGGCTCATCTGAGCCAACCTTGTTAATTAAGATAGCGCAGCTCGCACGATTGATTCTTCTAGCATAATGCCTAATCTTTCGTAAGTCCTATCGCCCAATATGTGTGAGGTGCTATTGATAAGTTGTTCGAGATAGCCGGTGACTATGCGACACCATTCTTTCTCGGCAAAGCTATCATCGCAATATTGGCACAATATATCCTCAATTTCGTTCTCATAGAGTGTTCTGAATGATATGTATTCATTCGAGTAGCACAAGTGCATATTAGCTAGCCAACTATCACCAACATAATCACGCATCGGGTGATGTGCTTTTTGATAGTCTAAGCTAAATATGTTTGACAACTCTTTAATAACATACCGCGTTAATTCGCTTCTTCTTTCATTGTCCATAATATCAAGTTTTATTTAAGTTAAATATTAGTTAGTAGTCGGCATTTGCCGACTTTAATTACGGTCGCTTGTATAGCTGCCAATAGTGCATGTTGTTGATTATGCAATTCGCCAATAAAGGATTGGTTATCTCAATTTCCAACCAACGACAACGACGACCTTTTGCTTTGCCGATATACTTGATTGGTATCTCATACATACCACACCACTGATGTAATTTGGAATAATCATCTTCATTGTAATTCCAATTATCAAATCTAAAAACGTATTTTTCAATCTTTGCCATAATCTATAGTTTTAAGTTAAACATAGTTAGCGGCTTAGTTGCCGCTTGAAGTTAGAATGGTTCGCCAACACCAACTATTGTATATGAATAATCAGCGTTTTTATCTAGCTGCCTAGCATTTTCGCGAAGTGACTGTAGTGTAAAATCATCAGCCCATCGACCATAATGTTCTACATACAACAATCGCTTATATCGTCCATTTCTTGATTGAAAAGCACTTTCATCAACCCACATCCGACCACTTCCTATTTTAACGGTGTGACCAATTGCGAGGTCAAAGAACATTCTTTTAAGTCGTTCGGTCTTGTTCATAATAAATTCATTTAATTGGTTAGTAGTGGTCGGTTTCCCGACCTTGATTAATATCCTTGTAGATAAGACGGCGTATCTTCAATAACTTCACCATAAGCTGATTCAAGATGCGCATCAATTTCGTAGCTGCCGCCGTAATCGTCAATTAGTTGATTACGTTCCATTTCGGCTTCTTCGCGGCTATCACAATAGCCAATTAATGCATGGGTGTCTTTATCCCAAAGTGCATAATCTTTATACATAATTAATTAAGTTTGGTTAGTAGCGAGCGGTCACTGACCGCTCGTAATTCAATCATCTTCTAGGAGTTCAGGACTTATTATATCGTCCCATTTCGCATCTTCAAAAATACATCTAGCGTAGGCTCTGATTTCGCTGTCAACTTCTGAAATTGAAAGCGATTCAAGATTATTATTACGCGATAGCCGGATATAATCGTCTACCATTTGAACTCCACCGTAAAATGCTTTTACAATTGCGTCGAATGGGCTGATATCGTTGCCAATTGTCATTTCAATGCCGTAATCGTTAAACGGATAAATTTTATCATCGCGTAAACTACTTTCGGTATCGTAGAAACGATTTAATAGTTCAATTTGTTGGTCGCGTTCCAATTCATCAAATTCTTCGCGCCATGCTTTGTAATTTTCGTTCATACTAGTTTTAGTTTATTGGTTAATAGTAGTAAGCGGTCGGATTATCCGACCGCCTTGTTTAAGCGTGGAATTTCTCGGTAGCTAACATTCTGCGAGATATAATCTTTGCCGGAATACCTTCGGCGATATACGTTTTCTTATCGTCAACAAGTTCGCGCAGACTTTTGAGGTCTTGAGCGTCGCAAGCTGCTGAGTCACACCATTGCTCACCGTTCCACTCTTGCAATACCTTGAGGTATTGATACTTGTTTTGTCGTTTCATATCTTTATAAGTTTAAAAGGTTAGTAAATTGGTGAGCGGTCTTGCAACCGCTCTTTAACGATTAGCGATTTAAACCTATGATGTTAAGTATTTCGTCGCGCACCTCGTCTGTAGCCATTTCATGGAGATAATCTACGAATTGTGCCTTGTCGTCATTATATCTAATCTCTTGATATAATTCTCGGACTTGTGACCGGTGACCGTTATAATAAGAGTCAATGATATAATCAAAAAACTCATACTCACTTTCAAAATCATAAGACTTTGCCAATTTCTGTAAATGTGCCATAGCTTTAAAAATTATTGGTTAAACTGAGTAAGCGGTTGAATATTCAACCGCTCTTTAAATTAGCCTATCACATAAGGCTCGGTAAGTGGAACATATTCCATGCCGTTCAGCTCGTAAATAGGCTGTAGATTCACTTGACCTCGATATTTGGCAGCGTCATAAAAACCTCGAAATGTAAAATCATTCGCGCTCGCATTTTCTATAATGTTTAGTTCACGCCAGCCAAATGGAGTATCACGTTTTTTTGCAAAGCGTTTTAACCATGCAAGTCCAATCTCGCCTTGTTCGCGTGTAATTGGTATGCCGTAGCCATCATTGATACTCTCTACTAGTGAGTAATCGAAAAGGTCTTTGCGCTCGCGATTCGAGCGATTTTTGAGCAGTTGCATTTGTTGCTTGGTTATAAAACCTTGCTCTTTTATCTCTGCAAAAATTTGTTCATTCGTTTTCATATCTATATAGTTTTATTGGTTAATAGTTCGTAGTCGGAGCGATTTAATTCGCCCGACCTTAGTTTAATACAGAAAGTCGAATGTATCATACGCTTCTTCTAAAGTTATATCCATATCTCTAGCAGCGATATGACAAACAAATTCGCGTAGTTCATAACGCTCTTGTTCTTGCCTCTCCCATTCCTCGTTTGCGTGTCGCTCTTTGATATATTGCTCCACGTCCGAGTCGTACACCATCCAATAAAGATTCGTACCACATTCAGCGTCGACACATTGCAGCCACCCAGCCAGAACTCGGTCGTATTCGTCATTTTCATCAGGCTCTAATAACTCAGGTGAAATATTGTAGAGGTAATCGGCGAATGTTGTTATCATTCTGCTGTTTAGCTCTGTCATCGCTGAATAGTAGTGCTTACCATGTTCTTTGACCTCGGTCGCTACCTCATCAAAAGTAGTGTCTTTATACTCTGCGTAATACGGTATAAAATAGTTACCAGCACGGTCTTTTTCTTCTGTGGTAATGCATAGTTCGCGCAATTCTTTGTAAGTCATAATAGTTAATTTTAATTGGTTAAACATTAGCGAGTGGACGTAATTCGCGCCCACTCTAAAATTAAAGCTTATAGCCACAATTCGTGTCAAATTCGTCTAAGCTCGTGACCATATACCATTGCGACCGGTCTTTGTCTTTAGCGGTAATAGTTTGCAATCGGCAGCTACCTACATATCCTTTGACCTCGGCTACATAGATAGAAGGCCCGTTATTTACAAACCAACTCCCATCGTCGATTGATTCACGTATCACGTTCATTTGCTGCAAAGCTTTACGCTTAGAAGTAAATACAAACGCTACGCGCGAATCGTACATGTTATATTCGCCTTGATAGATAGTAATTGAGATTACGTAACTTTTCATAATTCTATAGTTTTAATTGGTTAAACAAATTGAGAGCGACTATAGTTCAATTCAACCATAACCGCCCGTACTACTAGCAAAGTTCAAGAGTGTATAGTCCGTCCTCGGATTCCTCATACACAATTCGTCCTTCAAACTTTTCGACTAGATAACTCCATAATTCAGCGGTGAATGTTTTAGCAAAAATTCTAACAATACCGTTTTTGCGTAGTCTGCGTGCCGTGATTAATTCACGTGTAATTCTTGATTTCATAATAATACTGATTAATTTGTTAATAATTGGGTTTATTTAGTTCGTGAGCGGTCGCACCTCGGCAACCGCCCAAAATTCATGATAGCAATTCTTCAAACGCTGCCGCAATAAAACCGAGTGCAGCAAACAAAGCGAGTGTACACAGAATTAAACATTCGGGTTGCACACTAGCAGCCATAGCGAATAATTTGCACGCAGCTATCGCACACAGCGCAGCCATCGCGAAGTAGAAAATTATCTTTTTCATGATTCATTTAGTTTTAATTGGTTCATAGTAGTTCACGGTCGCAGTTCAGACCATGAAAGGTTTGATATCGCAGTTCGTTAACGAATATTGTTTTTTAATCTCCATAATTCGCTTACGATATTGTGATTTACTAGAGAAAGCATAATCGCGCGATTCGTACACATCAGGCAATAGAATCGTCTTTGCATAGTCTATGGGAAACTCCTTTTCCAAAGCTTTTTCATAGTCCGAGCGCGTAGCACCTTCGCGTAGTTTACGCTTTGGGTTCAACACAGTTCGTCCTACTCCCTTGCTTTGTCTAGTTTGTACATAGTACGATTCACGCAGCGTTTGAGCAGTTCGCACCACTTTCACGTCAAAATAATCGCAATCGTACAATATACCGGCGATTCGCACATCATAGTTAATGTCAGATTCGCCCTCCATTTGTGGATAGTTCGCCCGTACTACTTCCAATTGATTGTAGGATAGTTCGGGTTCTACTTGTTTGTATCGGTAGTTCATAGTTCATATAGTTTTTGGTTGGTGGTCACTGTAGGAGTCGAACCCACACAATTCGCCCGTAATTCAGGCAAATTCAATACCGGCGTGACCAAAAAGTGACCACATGTAAATAATTCACACATGGTCACAGTTTTGACCTTTTACACCTTGTCAGTTGGTGGCGCAATTACTGTTGCACACAGTTTTCGCTTAAACATAGTTCAAGCGAGGAAACCAATTTTTTAACTTAATCTATATGAATTCAACCTTATTAATTCACTAGCATAGTGCCAGGGCTACAAATAAACCTACGATATTAATTATTTTATGGACTATCTGTAATTTGCCGCGTAACAAATACGGCTATTTAAATTTCTTAATTAACGACTCACTTTATTTGTCAATGCTTGTATTAACGTTATTCGCCTATTCTACTAGCTTACTCACTATGATTCATTTGCTTATTTACAATATAAGTTATCCAAATGTAGCTTTCAACTAGATTCAATTAAATAGCTAGCTATTAATAAAATTTGTATATACTTTTTACACACACAAATTAGTTTCACACTTAATTTGTGCACTGGTATATAACAATGCGATTCAATGCATTATTCTATTTTAGTCTGCGTCTTTTTCTTATTGTGACTGGCTATAATTGCTAAAATAGTACTTACCAACTTACTTGTAACAATTCATGTTACCAGCACCTAAACAAATTTTTTAGCTCGGTTTAGACAATAACAGTCTAGCACCGCGCCAAAAGTGTTTTTTGGGGTGCATTTGCAAATTGTAAGAATTAACCGGTATTGTCAATTTGCTCTAGTCAATTAGTACTAGTTAACTAACTTTACCAGTACATTTTATTGACTGGCAGCAAAGTTACAACTATATTTGCAATAATACAATAGTTGCATTAAAATTTATAATGATTCTAAACTTTATAATTCACTCAATTCACTGTAATTCAATAGTTTAAGCTATAATTCAATAAACGAAATTTTTTCGCATTTTCATGCAATTCATTGAAGTTCAACACTTTGCGCGTAAAATACCGGCTATCTGGCAAATTTGGCAAAAATTTACATGGCTGCAAAAATTGCAACCGAATCAAAAAAACGGATCTATTTTTGCGTATTTTGAGGGTATTATAAATTATCCGATTATGCAAATGTAAATTCTTTAACCGGGTAATGTTTATACTTCTATACTTCTATACTTCTAGTGATGACAGTGATATTATTATTATCATGTTTGCGAGTACATGCGATAATGTGTTTTTACTCGAGTGTGTTTACATACTCGACTACTTTTATAGCCATGCAGATTTTTGCAAGTGAGTGTATTTATACACTCACTTTTGTAGTACCTATCTTTTTGTTTACTTCTAATTACCTACCTACTGTTATACCTATGTATTTTTGTTATCGGTGCTTTTTGGTGTGTAACATTAACTATATAACTAATTAGTTGACGTTATAAGCGTATTTACCGCGTTATATGCTATGATATAGTATCCGAGTGGGAGTAACCCCCACCGGCAAAAAGGCATAGACTGCCTTTCCTCGCAAATTTTTTCTTTTCAAATTTTTTATTTTTATTTTTTCTAGCCTATATCTGTACGCTCTTTCGTTTCTTAGGTTTTCAACCATATCGTTACTATCAATCCGGCTACATCGTAGTTCTCTTTGGGTTTGAAAAACATTATAGAGTTTAAACCTATCGAATTTGTGATTTTAAGGCACTTTCTCGGCACTTTGAAGATTTAGTTGAGGATTTATTCATTTTTCGGATAAAAGTTTCCTGAGAGCGATTATTTGGGGTAATTGACAAAGTTTTTTTACTAAGGGAGTTAATTTGGATAAACTGCGTTATTTTCTCACTGAGGGACTTTCTTTTATAATATATATATTTATATATATATTATTTTCTTTATATAGAGATTATCTTCTTAATTCTTTAGAGTAGGGGTGTGGGGGAGAGACTTTTCTTATCTAAATAAGCGATTTTTTAGTAAACTTTATTTGTAGGTTTAGAGGGAAAATAGTAACTTTGTGGGTAGTTAAAGATAATGATTGTTAGTAGTCTGCTTGTGAAAGTGGACTATTTTTATTATCTTTGCACATGTAGTAATTTTTCATTTGCAATTTGAACATATTATATGTTAAGTCTATCATAGTAAGAGATAACGATAAAACGTTATTAGAGATTCTCCTCGCTTGTGAAAGTGGGGAGTTTTTCGTACCTTTGCGGTGCTATAATACGATGGTAAGTATTTATATCAGATTTTAAGTGTTTATCATAGAAGTTGACTTAACTGATGGTTTGAGATAAATCGTCAGTTTTTTTGTTTGTTTATTTTGTTGGTATTTAGAAAATTAGTAACTTTACCGATGTGTGTTCATGATGTTTTATTTTGGGTTTTATGATTCAAGTCTCTTTCTACTGAGTTATTATCCTGAATGAATAGTGTGTTGAAAAAGACATAACAAACTTTGGGGAGAGCGAGTCCGGTCGTGAGATTAGATTCGCTTTTTATTATGCTTGAAAATCAATACTTTAGAATTCTTTCGAAAAATTTCCTTTAAAAAATTTGGAAATTGAGTTTTTGGGTTGTACCTTTGCCACTGTTTAAGCAATATTTTGAATACTTGAAATGCGTTCTCTCTGAGTGGGTCGTTCTGTGGTGGTTCTACCGCTCAGGGAGAATTTTTAGGAATCTTTTTAACCCCAAATATTTGTTATTATGAGTAAAGACACTTTTTCTCTCACTCTTGAAGATGAGAATTATCAAAAATTTAAAGTAGAGCGAGTCGGCGACCATTTCGTTCTCGACGGTGCTGAGTTGGATATCTACGAGTTATTGGCTATGCTTCCGGCCATTGCTAATCGCATCGACAATAGCGACACGTATCTTCTAGACTATGAAGATTTAGAGTCGGGGCCTTCGGCTATGGACTTTCATCAATTTAAGCGCTTGTGTTTTTCCAACACCAATGAGTTGATTAAATGGATGGATAAGTATGGTACTGATGGGTATTGGGCTTTGAAGCCATTTGTGATTGCCGCTATTCGTCACCACAATACCACTGTTCAGGCTTTTGCCGCTCACGACGTGGTAATGATGAAGAAATTCTTTCCTAGATAAGTAGTCCTTCATATATATTTTTCAATTGTTTTAAACAGTGTGGGGCAGTTCTTTTTTAGCTTTCTGCCCCACTTTTATAAAACCTTATATGTTATGAAATATGATAAATCTAATCCGCTTCGGTGCTTCTTTGCTTTCGAAGGATACAACTCTCAGGGGTTGGCTTTGAATAGACTAAAGAAAATGCTGCCTGATTTTGAGTGGGTCTGCGTTGGTCGCTCCGAAATTGACCGATATGCTATCACCGCCGCCAATGCTTTATTCCCTGAATCTGCTGAGTTGAATTATGGGGATATCAGCAAGATTGATTGGGCGAGTGTACCTGATTTTGATTTGTTTACTTATAGCTTTCCATGTCAAAGTATCAGTGTTGCTGGACTACAACATGGCTTTGCCGAAAATAGCGGAACGCGCTCCTCGCTTCTTTGGGAGTGCCGCAAAGCTATTAAGACTAAAAGACCGAAATACCTTCTAATGGAGAATGTCAAGGCTTTGATTTCTAAAAAGTTTAAGCCCGACTTTGAGAGGTGGCTAGTGACATTATCCTTGATGGGCTACGTAAATTTCTATCAGGTGCTTAATGCCAAGAATTATGGTGTGCCGCAAAATCGTGAGCGAGTGTTTATGGTATCCATTCGTGATGATGGTGAGAGTCCACAGTATCATTTCCCTAAAACATTCAATTTAGTAAAGCGGTTGAGAGATATCTTAGAGGATGAAGTTGATGAGCGATTCTTCTTGCGTCAAGAGCAAGTCGACCGCATCGTTGCTCACTGTCAGCGCAAAGTAGAAGAAGGTTGTGGGTACAAAACTAATTTTACCCCCCCCACGGAATTAGCGGAGCAATCAAAACAAGAGAAGGATTCCGAGAATACGACACCTACCTTATCGAACCGGATAATACCAATGGCTAAGATTAATTCCTCGCAAGACGGCATTGTTGTCACCGCTGACGGGATAGCCAAGACGCTGATGGTCGGCCATTGCAACGTACCAAAAGTAATGATAAATGAGAAAAATTCAAGAACCACTGAATACTGACGCACAAGGTAATGCTTACACTATCACTACTCGCTATGCCAATATGGGGAGTACGAATGTGATGGGTAGCTCACATTATCCAATGACCGCAGTCTGTGTTCGCAATGAAAATACCCCCCCCTACAACAAAATATTATGAATGATAAAACTAGGACGTGCGCTTCCCGTAAGCGCGGCGAGAAACACAAATTAGAAATGGGCGAAGATGTAGCCAACTCGCTAACAACTATTAATACCGACTCTATGGTTGCCGAACCGAGCATTGTTTCCTATACTCGCGATAAGAAAGGTAAGATTACCAACCATCACCTCAAAGAAGAAGCTAATACCTTACATACCGGTGGCGGAAATACCGCTCAGTATGTACTTGATGGAGTGCCCTACCGGATACGCTCGCTTACTCCAAGAGAGTGTTTCCGTCTTATGGGTGTGGACGATGCGGATATAGATAAAATCCAAGAGACGGGGATATCTCGCACTCGCCAAGTAGCTTTAGCCGGCAACTCCATTGTAGTCGATGTTTTAGCTGAAATATTCCGCACTCTTTTCGATGAAAACGCTCCGGAGAATAATGAGTCAAAACCACACCAATTGACGCTTTTCTAAGTGCTTGATTTTCAGTACTAATAAAACTTTTCTAAATTTTTCTCTAAAAATATTTGGAAATTGGTAAATTATTTGCTATTTTTGCCTTTGAATTTAAAACTTTAATAATCAATCCACAACAACCATGACTAGAGTTGAAAGACTACAAGCACAACTCGACAAACTTCTTGCCTTACGAAAAGATTCCTTACGACGGAACGACTTCGTGAACCTTAGTAGATGCAATGTAAAGATACAAGAAGTAGAGAAGTGTTTAGAGCAAGCTAAAATGTACGAACCCGTGCTGCTTAGCGAAATCCTTGACGGTAAAGGCGAGGACGTGAAAAATCAAATTTACAAACTTCTTATTGAGTGTTCACTCGCTGCCGACTACGTAAACGACTGTGCTGAGTGCGCCAAAGAAGAACTGCTAAAGCATGGTATTTACGATTTTCATTTTCGCGAGGACTTAGTTCAACTTTGCCGACTCTCTCAAAAAGTCGCTTCGGTTGTTTTAGTGAAAGACAATGACTTGCTCAACGACGCGCTTACCGATGATGCAGAGTATGTTGATACTTGTCACGCTGCCGCCAATAAACATTTAAAAGAAAGACTAAATTTATAAAACCATCACATTAAACAAAAAATTACAATGTTTTTATCAGGAAGTATTGACTTGACACTTTTAGCCGGTGCGCAAGTTCAGACCGCAACTGACGGTACTCAGGCTATTATTATCCCGATTAGAGCTAATGATTTATTTTACTCTAGTAAAGGGCACGTTTACCTAAGTATAAACGTTTTTGAACGCAAAGCTCCATCTCAGTACGGGGCCACTCACGACATTAAACAATCGTACTCAAAAGAAAAACGCGAATCGCTACCACAAGGAACATACCCACCAACATTAGGTAATATGAAGGTTGTAATGACCCAAAATGACCGTAGCGGTCAGGGTGGTATTCCTCAAAATAATTATCCGACATATCAGCAACAAATGCCGCAAGGCTACACCCCGATAAACGCTCAACCGGCTGCGCCAATGGCTCAACCCACTCCAGCCCCAAGCTTTACTCCGCAACCAGCTCCGGCTGCTACACCTCAAAATACCGCACCCACTAACGACTTACCCTTTTAACCTATGAGTGACAATATCAAAATAAAATTGCTTTCCACTGACGCACTCTTGCCGCGTCGCGCTACGGAAGGCTCAGTGGCATTTGATTTGTTTGTTCCTCGCGACACTGAAATCAAAAGAGGTCGCCAAGTGATTCCTCTTGATTTTGCTATTGAACTTCCCGAAGGTTTTGAAGCGAAAATCGAACCTCGTAGTGGCTTTAGCTCTAAAGGTATGGAAGGCTTCGAAATGTGGCGTCAAGAAAAACAACGACAAAATTCAAATGAGTTTGAGGTCGTTGATACCTTCATTGGCCAAAAACCACGTCGCTACGAAGCAGATGTACTAGTCGGCAAGATTGATTGGGATTATCGTGGTAATGTAGGTGTAATCGTAAAGAGCGCCGATAACTTCTTGATAAAACGCGGTACTCGTATCGCTCAGCTTACTATCTATCCGGTGATAATAAGAAATTTAGAGCCGGTTGATGTATTGACGGATACCGACCGTGGCGATGGTGGCTTTGGCTCAACTCAAATAGAAACGGAGATTTAACATGAAAAAGATTATCCTTAAAAAACTAACCCTAGAAAATTGGCGAGCGCAAAACGTTTCGCTTAATTTCTCAGATGGTGTTAATGAGGTACGCGCTAAGAACGGCATAGGTAAATCTACGCTTTTTAATGCATGGGTATGGCTAATCTGTGGCACAGACACCCAAGATAGAGCCAATTATGACCTCTACAACACCAAAGAAACTCTCTCTAAAGACACTCCTTCGGCAATCGTCGAAGCTGAACTAGTCGTTGATGGTGTACCCTTAACGCTAAAACGCTGTGCTAAATCTCAGTGGACTCGACCTCGCGGCAAGGAAGAATGGGTTAAAGCCAGCTCCGACAAATACACTTTCTTTGTTGACAACGTAGAGTATCAGGCTAAAGCATATCAAGATGTAGTATCCGGATTGTTTGCCGGTCAAGACGCAGACATGATAAAAATGATGACAAACCCATCTCAAAGTCTCAATCTTGATTGGAAGCAACTACGCAAGATGTTCCAGCGCATTATCGGCGAGATTAAAGAGAGTGATTATGAAGGAGACTATTCTTTGATTGAGGATAGTATCCGCACTCACGGTTTCGATATTGCCAAACAAGCAGTGCTTAATCGAGTCAACGTTCTCAAAAATAGTCTAAAAACCATCGAAGCCGACTTGAAGGCTAAAGAACGTACTCTCCCTGACCTTTCTCAATGCGAGGAAGCTTTGAAACAAATCTCAGAGAAAAAAGCCCGTATAACTGAACTTGATGCAGAGATTACCGGTATTGGCGCTACCAATATGCCTTTTATCGAAAAGCGTACCCAAGAGCAATTGGCGATAACTGACAAACAAGATGAAATCGCTGCCGCTAAAAAAGCTCATGAAAGCCAGTGCGAAGAAAAGGTGCGTAGTGCACGTGAAAACTACCAAAAAGCAATTCTTCAAGCCCGTGAAATTGAAGATTTTAATAGCTCACTATCGAGCCGCAAATCAGCTCTTGAAAAAGACATCATCTCAGCTAAAGCCGACGTGGAATTTTTAACGGAGAGCCGCAAGGATTTACTTAAACAAAAAGAAGAAGCAAAAAGTCGTCAATTTGTTTACAATGATATCTGCCCTACATGTGGCCAGCAAATACCTTTGGACGAAGCTAAGATTAGCGCGGCCCGATTAGCTTTTAATGCCGCAAAAGAAACGGAAGTTAAAGAAATTGTCAAGAAAGGTCAAGCTACACGTGCTCGACTTGATGAACGCGAAGCTAGACTTGCCGAGCTAGAAGCAAAACGCAACACTTTCGTTGAAAAGGAACAGATTGACATCGCTCCTTATGAAAAAGCGTTGGCAGATGTGAAAGCTACCATCGTGGCTTTCGAAAGCACAGAACAGTACACCACATTGAAAAACGAGTTAGAATTTTTAGAGAATAACCGCACTGAAATTCCGGAGACGCAAGATACACTAGAATTACAAGTAGAAAAGGATACTCTACTTTCTCAGATTCAAACTCTTACTGAAATCACTGCGTATCGCCGCATCCACGAACAAATCAGCAAGGATATTGCTAATAAAAAAGTAGAGCAAAAAGCTACTGCTAGCGAACTTGCTGCCGAGGAACATAAACTCTTTAAATTCGTGGAATATGAACGCGAACACGCTTCAATAATCTCTTGCCGCGTAAATAAATACCTGAAAATTGCCAATGTAAAAATGTTATCTGTCAATAAAAGTGGCGAATACACTGATTGTTGCGTGATAACTTGTGATACCGTTGGTAACACGATGAATCGTGCGAGTGTGATACGTACCGGCGTTGACGTAGCTAATGCTTTTCAACGTTATTTCGAACTTTCTGCTCCTATATTTGTTGATGATGTAGATTGTATCGCTGATGAGCTAATCCCCTATACTGATAGTCAGCAAATACGTCTACGCTTTGATAAATCTTACGAGCAGTTAACCCTTGTTTACTAATGGATTATTTTGCGATACTCCGATATTCAGCTATTCCGGGCGCTTTCATAGAGCGCCGAATAGTTGACGGGGTAGAACAAGATTGCGTGGTAATACCGACGATATCAGGTCAGCTAAAATTAACGTCGAAAGGATATACCGGAATGTTGCGATTATGCGAAACCAAGAGTCCGGATTTAAAAAAAAGCCACGACATAAAAGCTATTTATGATAAACAAAATAAAGAATTAAACGTTAATAATAAAGGTAAGGTAGTTGGATATGCACGTCCGAGCAAAGTTAGTTTGGTCGAAAATATAAACAACGAAAATTCTGATGCAACAGATATCACTTTTCAAGGCGCTTTATGTTTGGATAATATCCCCGAATCTGAGATAGTAAATCATAACACCAAGACGATAACGGCTAGACTCCAGCGTAAGGATTCCGAGGGTACTGAGTTTGTATGCATTGGCACAGTAAATTTAGGCACTATATGGAATACTGATATTGTAGTCAACCCGATTACCGGACGACGAAACCTACCTTGTATAATTAAAAAAATGAAAAGCATGGACGTTCAAAAGAATACGCACGTCATGACCCTACTGAAAAGGAATGGCGGTGAGGTTGAGATAGGTCGCTTTCGCGAACTAAGGAAAGACCCCAATACCAATAAGGTTGTGCTTACGCAAGAAACATCTCAAACCCAGCCGCAACCCGAACCTCAACAATCTCAACAAAAAAAGGATATTAAACCCCTAAAAATAGATGGTTTTACTTTTTAAACATTAAATTATGCAGTACGAAATTACTCTTAACGTTTAAAACGAAGAAGATAAGAGAGAAAAGATTGTCTACCTCGTAGACGCAGTATCAATTGAAAGCGCGATATCGAAGGCATTGGCTTTCGCTAGCCCATACTACTCTGATACCGATTGCATCGCAGCAAAGCAAGTTAAATGTGCCGGTATAATCGTAGATGAATCAGCCGACGATAGATTCTATCGTGCTAAGATGTGTTCAATCACAATAGACGAACGCACCGCAAAAGAAAAGCGACAACCCATAATATATGTATTCCAAGCCGACGACTTAAACGATGCAAAGAACCGCATTGATAAGGAAATCCGTCAATGGCTTGTAGATACAGAGGTTGTCTCAATCTCCGAGACTAAAATTGTAGCATATATTAGTTAATTTTGAAGTGAGAATATTGTAAGAACAGATTTTTCATGGTACTAAAAGTGGTGGTTCGTGAGAATAGCTGCTTTTTAAATATGTTTTAAAACATGAAAATAAATTTGTATATTGCAAAAATATGCACTATATTTGCAGTCGAAAACTAAACCGGTGTCCGCAACCACCGAAATAAGGATATTATACGACAATCAGTAAGTGTTCATGTTGCGGTGACCTTATTGGTTGTCATTTTTCTAATCATGTATAATCACATTTACGCTAACGTCGGCTTGACCTTCTTTCCAAATCATTGGCCTCTTGAAGAACCACCCCAAGTTGAGGATGTTGACTACGAAGAAGTAAACGTCACAACTAAAGAATCCGCCGACTCAACTTTTACTTGCCCACATTCAGAGATAGAAGATTATGAAAGTCACCCGTTTTGAGAATCTAAAGCCAAATTGGATACGTGTTGTTAATGCAGCTCGAAGAACCGTTGGCAAGGCCCCTATAGACCATGAACCATCTCATGAATTTAAAAAGAAAATCTTGCTAGCCGAGCACTCACCTATTCGCCTACTTGAATACGATTTTACGTGGGAAGAAATTAAGCAATATGTGACTGTGCACTTCGCTAGACATCATGAAGGTATAGAGAAGTTTGTACATTCACAAAGACTTGACCGGAATAATGAGCTAGCAAAACAATATCCGACTCGTGACGATATGCCGCAAGGACTCCCGAATGATATGGATATCTCATGTAATGCGCAAGCTTTCATTAATATTTCCCGTAAACGTCTATGCTCTTGCGCTTCAAAAGAAACACGTGAAGCATGGTTAGCAGTAAAAGGTTGTGTGAAATATGTTGATCCCGAACTGGCTAGCGTTATGGTTAGAGAATGTGTGTATCGCGGCTTCTGTCCGGAAAAAGACCGGTGTTGTGGGTACGTGGATACTCAGGCTTATCAAGAAGAACTAAAAAAATACAGAGAAATATGAAATTACCCGTTTATAGAATCACAAAGCATAAAACTGACATAGGAGTTAGATTTATCGTAGAAAAAAGAAAAAGCATACTATTCGGTTTAATTAAATGGTGGGAGCGATACCCATATTGGTTTTCTGAATTTACCTCACGCGGCGCAGCGTATTATGCCGTTACTAATAATAATTTGTCAGGATGCATTATATTATGAAATCATTAATATTACTTTCAATGCTTACGGTATTAACCGCACTGTCTGCTTGCACCAATGAGAATAAAGCGGTGATTCCTAATTCTGACTACGCAAGAACCGTAAGTGGAGTCTGTGTGGATACGCTAATCATACACGGTCAAAGACATGAATTTTTGCGTGATTCCGGCATAAACGGTGGCGGTATTTGCCACTCGCCTGAATGTTGGTGCTATCAAGAAAATTGTCCTAACTAAACCCACTCACTCATGACAACAAAGCAAGAGCAGTTATTGAAGCTGATAAATCAAAACGAGGAGTATGCGCAATTCATAAAGTACTTACGCAGTAGTAACTTAGATGATGCGCAGCTCAACAAGAAAATAGTGACAACATTTCCGATATTGCTTTGCCAAACCATAATAGCGTACAAGCGATTAACGGAAGATAGAATTGAATATTTAAAACAACAATTAAAAAAAGAAGAAAAGTAATGCAAGTAAAATTTAACGGACAATGGCACGAAGTAGTTGTCCTAGTAGTGATTGACGCAGACAAATCGCGCACTATTACAACAGACGAAATTGAAGATATGCGCACAGATAAAGAAGTAATATCATATAATGAGTTACACGATTCATGTGCCGCATTTGGACTAGCATTAGGAAAAATATCAGCAACGTTAAGTTTGCTAGATGAAGATGTAAACAGATTAGATAAAAAGTACAACAATGATACAACTGAAAATTAACGGTGAATGGAAGAACGCTGAAAGGTTAGGTGTTTGGATAGACAACGAAGGTAAAGGTGTTTATCTTGAAAGCGAAATACAAGATATACGAGCATTTGGTGCAGATTACTCGTATAAAGAGTTAATGCAACTCTCTCATGCTGATATTGAGCAAAAGATGCAGCAAATTTATCAAAATCGCGATATGCAGCGATGTGAGCAAGACTTTCAAGAGCGGTCAATTGAAAAGCGGTTGAATATGGTTGAAAACGCACTTGATATTATTTCTTGTGACACACCTGATGGCAGAGAGATGTTCAACGCTCGCACACTCACTGCGATATTCGACCAACTATCAGACCTAAATAGGCGGCTCAACAAATTAGAACTAAACGAACGAGTTGAAAAATTACGAATTAACAAACTAGAAAACAAATAGCAATGAAATGTAAAATGGAAGCGCCTGAATATTTCCGCGTAATAGATTTATTAGGTAGAGATTTCATGGAACAAACGTATAAGCCGAGTTTGACCGCTTTCTTTAAGCCGCTAGATGAAGAAACACTCTTTAAGATTATGAGAGAGAACTTTGACGTAACGAAAGACGCGGCAAGCGGAGAAATTTTTTATTACACATGTATTCCTGATGTCACTGATGAAGATAGAGGAATACAAATCAAAATACTCAACGTTAACAACGGAGCAGTACATGTCAAATTCATAGATTATATATTTGGACAATAATGATTAAATTTAAAATCAACGGCAAATGGCTAGAAGCCGACAAAATTGCGATTTTCAGAAACAAAGAATCTTACGGATTATACGAAGCAAGCCGAATTGAAGATGTACAGATGGACTATTACAAAACATACGCAGAGCTTCAAGACCAACAGTTAGTATTTTTGCAAGACGAAAATTCTCCGGCTAGCGAAGAAGATGTTAACGCAATGAACGACTACGATGCAGTAATTGCGCCACTCGCAGACAGAGTTAGCCAAATAGAAGATATACTTCGCAATATTATCCTTGCGCTTGATATTGATAAGCAAACTATCATTGACGAGCAAGGAAACAACCGAGGACAGCATTACGTAAGCATAAAGCTAGCTGACTTGACAAAGAGCGTTGAAAAACTTGGCGAGCAATTATTAAACATGCATTTTGATAATGCAGAGCGTGAATTAAACAACGCAGCGAAAGAACACATTGCTTATTACTCGCAATCCACTAATGAACACAAACCGCAATCAACTGTTCAAGAAGCACCGATTTGTGAACAGCAAATTGATTGGGAGCAGCGCAGATACGAGATTGCAAAGCATGTTGCCGGAGCAATTTATGCTCACAGTACAGATGTTCCTGATGTGGAAGCAAATTATATCATAGAACTAACTGATAATGTAATTAAACAACTTAAAAGCAATGATTACGGA